ATCATATCAGCACGACACTTAGTCCTTGCCGTGCCACCTTCCCCATGTATATATTGAACATCATCTTGCTCAAAGCGTTCTACAAAATCCCAATTAGGAGTTCCTAAAACTTCTTTATAAGACTTAATCCATTTAGAAGGAATAGCTGATGTCTGAGCTTTACGCATTATAATTCTATCGTGATTACCGATTATAACTTTAGTACCTACTTCGTCAAAAGCGTCATACCATTTAGATATTTTTTTAATTGCCAAGTCAAGTTCATCTGCACCACCCATTCCATCTGCTGAGGTTTCGTGGTATGAACTGTAGTGATTATCAATCACGTCGCCTATGAATATAGTTTGAGAACAATTAAAGACTTCGTATTGTTCTAAACACCAATCAAGGTAGCCGTCTAAACAAAAGGGTTCGTGCAAATCTCCTATAACTAAGACATTCCTAGCTTCAGATTCTCGCATCTTTTGTAAAGCAGCTACCTCGTGAGGTTTTAATCTATAACGATTAGTTTTTTCCACTATCCGCAATTCCTTGTCCGACTACTAATGTCAAGGCTGCATAGAATAAGTTTGTTGCTGTTGTTTCATCTACACCGAGATGAGTAACAATAAGAGGCACGACAATAGAAGCTACTGCGTACCAGAATTTTTTGCTCGAAAGCATCGCTGAAATTAACCATTTTTTCATTGTAATTTTTTTTTAGTTATTATAATTTATAAGATAGTCCTACATTAAAAGAACCTTCATCATCTTTTGTCGTATAGTTTGGTTCTACATAAAGATTGTTCCAAACTTTTATTGACATACCAACCCCTAAAGTCATATTGTCTGTTGCATCTTCATTTGGCATTTGTACTGATAAGTATAAGTTGTTAGATACATTGTATCTTCCTATAAAATCATACTCATCACCATTTTTTTGAATGCCAACCATAAATTTGTCATTTACTTGGTAGCCAACACCAAGACTATTTGTAAAATTCTCAACCCCCCAAGAGCTAGTATCAGAAGGTTGTTCAATATTACTCATTACTCTGACTTGTGCTGAAGCACTGAAGAAAAATAATGCTACTACTGTTGTTAAAATTGCTTTTTTCATTTTAGTTATTTTTTATTTATTTTTGATTATTAAATTAATATTAGTTCCGCCTAAATTAAGTATTTCTTTGACTAGCAACTCCATAGCCAATGTAGAGTTCTTAACACGGTCTTGTTCACGACCTATTCCTACTAAGATGCACCCCCTCGTATCTTTAGGGAAATTTCCAATATGCACAAGTATGTAGGAACGGTCTTTTACATCTTCAACTAATAAGTGAAGATAGTTTCTTGATGAGGATTCCTTTGCTGTTCTAAGTCTTACTTTATACTGACCAGCAGGAATACAACTTATGCTTCTTTGATTATCACGATAAGGCAGTTCTAATGTATCGCATAGCCATTCTGAATTTAAGAACAATTTACCAATAGTTGATTTATCAGTAAATTCATCTCGTATGATTAGTAGATTAACGCCCTTGACCTCTGTACTTTTTGGCATAGTTTTTAGAGTGTTTAGAATTTGAGTGATTATTCTTAGAATGAACTCCTTTACGCTTTTTATTATTTGATTTGTGGTTTTCAATTACCTTATTTCTTGCCATCTCGTTTCTTCTTTTGAAAATACCATTTGTCAATAGTATAAGCTATTGATATTGCTAAAAGTAAAATCTTTAATACGACTTCTAAATTACTGAATGTCGCTACACTTAGAACTGTTGTGTTTATTATTAAAACTTCCCCTGCTTCCTTTGCTAATTCGTTTAATGCCATCTTTTAAATATGATTTTAATTTAGTTTTATTTTTCTCTTTTACTTTGTAGTTCTTTTTCATTAATCCCCAGCGTTTAAAAAGTTCCTTAAAGTTAGTCTAGTGCGTTGCTGGTTAGGTCTTTCAAGGTTCATCGAGGAGTAATAAGAGTTAGTGTCTGGTCGGACATCTGCTCCTGTGTTCGTTGAGTATTCAGGGAAACTAGCTGTATTGTTTCTTATATAGTCTATCATTCGTTCCATGTAGTACTCGGCTGTGTTAAGTACCTCATTTCTAAGGTGTTGCGCTTCTTCCGTAGATAATGCGTTTCCTGTTTCTGATGTCTTGGAGTAGATGTTTCCCCCCTCGATTTTGAAACGAAGGAATGGGAGATTTAGGTATAGAGCAAACGAGGGAAGCATTTCTGCTATGTAGTCGTTAAGCAAAGTAGCATAGGCTTCATTCCCAGCATCATTAACTGTTCCTGCTACGATTAAGTCTTTCAATTTTTGGTTGAGTTTCGTACCTAGCTTAGTTTCTACATATAATTTTTGTGCCTGTTTAATATAAGGGAGCAGTAAAGAACTGTCGATATTAAGCCCTATAGTTGTTGAGTCCTTTAATTTTTCTTCTGATATAAATAATACATATGCCATAGTTTCTAGTTGTAATATCCGTTATTTTTCATTCTTTGTGGTGCTATTGCTACCAACTTGTCATTCCTTTTAACTGTAAACCCTTCAGATAATGCTTTAGTATGAGAAATTATTTCTGCATCTGCTATAGGTTTCTTTGCATTTCTTAAAGAACTTTTATAGATTCTCCTTAACCAATAGTGCCGACATTGAGGTCCTCCTTTGAAGAGAAATAAATTATATCTTTCCATTCCATAATGACCAAATCCTTCATTTACTTTTAAACTATTAGCATTTAAAATATCTCTCTTTCTATAGACTTTATTGGCAGCAACCATTAATTCGCAAAACTCTCTGCTAGTGCCTGATTTGTTAGTTAAAAATTCATCTGTAGCATAAACATATCTAACCTTGTAATAGTTGTTATAAGACTTATTTACTCCATCTTGGTCAATATATGTATTTTTTGTTCCTCCCTCATCAGCAGACTTATCTTTTTCTTTGGGGTCTCTTGCTATGATATTGGGTTTTGCAACTATCGTTTCTGCTAATTCTATCTTTTCTCCTGCTAGTTCATTTAAAGTTTCTTCAAAGTCAAATTCAGTATGTTCACCGTCTACTATTTCTTCTTCTATTAATTCCCAATCATCAGGCATATCTTCACCAACTTCTGCAATCCATTTTTCTAATTCTGTTGCTTTTGACATCTTAGTTAAGTCCTCATGTACTACTACTTCTTCGTTTAAAGGAGCTAATCCGAGTTCCTCACGAATTTCATCTTGCGTCATTACAGCCATCAAGTCTTGATTTGTAAATCTTGTTGTTATTGGTTTAAGCTGCTCAAATCTAATTGGCATATCCATATTATTAACTGTAAAGATTTTTCTAAGAGTCTTTATAATTTGGTGTTGGAAAGGTAAAACCACGGTATTGAGATAAAAATTCGCTGCCGAGTTTAGCTCCTCTGCATTATTTCCCAATCCTGTGTCGGATTTAATTCCCATTAGAATAGGACTCGTTACACGGTGCGCTGTCAGAATGTTTTGAACGAGGAGTTCTTGTAGTGCTAGGTACTGTTTATCGAGGTCTGAAGGAGTTATTGCTGTTATTTCAGGAGTTCTTGTCTTATCGTCTGAGAACGTCAAAATAAACTTCCCAGCGTTATTTGCTCCTGTGAATTTGTCTGTTAGACTTTGCTCTATTTGGAAGCGTTCTTCTTGTGTTGGGACTCCGTTAGCGAAGGAAATCATGAAACTAGAACTGAATCCTGAATTGATATTAGATAATTGAAACTCTGCTACTCTCTGGTCAACTAATGCCCAGTTATTTCCAGCCACATAATCTGGTGTATGGTAAGCATTCATATTAGGACTATAAAGCCCTGTATAAAGGATTTGATTTGCTGAAGTCCTATCGTTAGTATTAAAGGATGGAACTCTGTACGGTTTGTTCTGTCTAATATTAGACCAATCTGCTGAAACATAGTAAGCCTCTACTTTTCCTAGTTCATTAGGTTTTTCTGCTCTGATTTTCTCAACAGCTATGTGATGTATTTCGGCGATTTGCGTCCTGTCCTGTGTCCAAACTATATTAAGGGCAAAAGCTCCTTGAAGTTTAAAGTCAAAACTAATTTTTTTAATTACTTCGTGTAGTGTTTCATTACTGTTAGCTGAATTAAAGAACTTCTTTAATTTAACAACTGCTTCTAAATCTCTTTCTTCTTCATCTTCAATTACTATGTCCTCACCAGCAATCATCTCTGCCGTTGCGTTGATAATAGCCGCTTGTGTGGAGCTGTTGTAGTAAAGGTCAATTAAAAACTGAGGATATAGATTTGCCCACTCCTCAGTACCATAGTCAATCCATTGTTTTCCACGAACCTCAGTAACGACTGGAGCTGTTGTTGTGCTTAAATTTATGCTTAGTATATTTTCCATTTTATAAAGTTGAGAGTCTATCATTTATATTAGCCGTTAAGTCTGCACTACTTGACCTATATATTTGTATTTCTTTTATTGTGCCATCAAAACCATTAGTGTCAATTCTTCTTAACCCTATTACATCTATAAGTGATGTTCCTGCTACAGTAGGTGTAGTTCCTGTTTGTGCCACTCCATTTTTCCATAAAGTCAAGACATTAGAAAGTCTAGTAATAACTAAGTAGTCATCCCCAAAAGTTCCTGAATCTAAATCTAAGTTGGTAGCAGACGAACCAGCTATCTTAAAAGCTATTCTATCATTTGTAACTCCTGAATATTTAAAAAATTCATTAGCACTTGTGTTGTCTGCTAAAAAACTCCCATTTGTTGTAGAAGTGTTTATTCTAAGTCCTAAAGTAAAATCTGCTATTAAAGAAATTTGCCCTGCTGTTTGTAAATTATTTTTATCAGCACTTACAAAAGTTAAAGTCCCTGCCGAATAAGCAGGTTGCTCTGTTGCAGTAGCTTGTCCCATATCATATAAACCAGCAGGAGCACTATCCACCCAACCAGAAACATCAGAGCCATTAAGACTTATGCCGACTGCATTCTGATACCAAGCAACTAAACTTGATTCATCATCAGGCGACCAAACACCCTGTGGTTTTATTGAAGATAAACTTAAATCTAACCCTAATTTCAGCATATCTTATGTAGTTGGACCTTCGTGATAACCTACTCCAACACCACTCGTCAGGGTAATTGCGGTAACGTTCATAAAGAGAGTAGTTCCAGCAGGTAATGTCGTTTGTAAAGCACTTTCTCCTGTTGCGTCTGCTACTGTTATTGAAGCGACTACACTTTCAACAGGAAAGTAAACACAATACCAATCTTTGCTAGTTTGTGCTGCTGTTGTAAAGACTACTGTATCTCCGTTTTTACCTAATTGCTCTGTTAAAAGCTGTTGTACATTTTCTATTGCCATTTTTTTTATTTTAAGATTTTATTTTTTATTGTCCGTAATATATATAATTAGTCTGTTCTATACTTGCTGTAATATTAGCATCAACACCGCCGCCCCCTGTTATAGTTACTGTAGGGTTTGTTATATACCCACTACCAGCATAAGTAATTGTTACAGTAGTAACTGCTTCTGCTAAAACGGTACAAGTTGCTGTAGCTGTCTGTCCGCCTGTAGTTCCAGGAGCCGCTATTGTAATAGTAGGTACAGTTACATATCCAGTACCACCATTAACAATAGTTAAAGTTTGTACTCTTTTTGCATTTTGAATATATTGTACTTCTTCGCTTCCATCTTTTTCTGATAAATATAGCTTCCCTATTGCTACAAGCCCTTCTACTACTCCATTGTCATCATCTACAGTCAGTACATCTGTTTCTGTTGATGGTGCAGTTGCTTTTCCTAAAGCTACCGTGCCAATCCAAGTTACTTCATAGACTTCATATTTATAATAACCAGCAGGGATTAATTTTATCTGTCCTGCATATTTATTAGGACTTCCGCTATAAATAAACGGCATAGAAGTATATCTAGGATAGATATTCTCTAACAAAGGATAAGCATAAAATGCTTTCCCATCCAAGTCGTTTATGAATTTCACTAAGTGCCTTATTCTAGTGGACCCTGCACTATCTGTTATTCTATTTGCCTTAGTTTCTATAAAGGCATCAAAATTAGTTTCTCGTATTGCTTGTATCATATAATATATAATAGAAAAAGTCTTTATTTATTTGGTTATGATAGTTTTTAAAAAGAAAAGAGTGGCAATAAGCCACCCTAATCCAAGAATATATGAAAACTACTAATTAAGAACCTACAATAGCTATTGCTCCGCCATCATCAATATTATCAAATGGACTTGAGCTAAAGTCTAAGACCATTGGGAAAGGTTCTGGCTCCATACCATCAAAGGTCAGAGTATAACCACTTCTATCTCCCCAGGCAGCTCCACTAGTAGCAGTTCCTGCGTTAAGTTCCATTCCATTAGTTGTTCCTAGACCTACTATAACGTCATGACCATTAGCTAATTTTTGATTGAGCTGGGCAAAAACCATCACTTTAGTTTGCCCTAGCAATTTAATTTGGTTTTGGTCCTCTTTGGTGAGTTTGTTTAAGATAATGCTTACTGAAGGAGTGTAGTAAATCGTTCCGTTTTCACGAGAACCGACTAATGTATCGGTAAGACTTGAAACGCCTAAAGGCATTGTATATCTATATAATTCTCCCACATCAGCACCTACTGTCATTTCAATATCTGAAATTTCGCCACTTGCTCTTGTTACTGAGAAAACTTGGTCATAAACTGCAAAATATATAAATCGTATTCCCCCAGAAATTCGTGAGCAGTCAAGGGCTCTCCCCTTCGTTAAACTTGTACAAGCTGCCATGTTATTTTATTTTTTAAGTTAAGGGAGTGCTTTCACACTCCCGTTATTTTTGTTATTATGATACTCTTGTAATATCTCCTGGAATTCCTGTTTGAACTCCTGCTGAGTATTTGCATACCATTCTCATATTGTCAGATCCGTCCAAATTAGCCATGTCCAAGAGAGCTATTCTAGTAGCGTCTGAAAGTAGGTCAGTTCCGAAGAACATATTTGACTTTTCAGCAATTACTAATTCATTGTCTTTCATTCCAGGACAAACTGCAATTTTATAACCTTCAAAAACTGGTTCATAATCTCCGTTCATATTGTAAGCATTAACATATCC